GGTGAGCTACTCGTGACCGCACGTCCGTGTGCTGCGTAGTATATGGCTCCGCCTGCTGGGCTCGAACCAGCGACCCACTGATTAACAGGCGGCGGGTCACACTGCGGAAAAATATACATACGCTCACTTTCGCTCAAAACTTGCTCCTACACTCTAGGATTTTCACCTAGTTTTTACGCGGTTTTCAGAAGTTTGCTCCAACAAACTTTTGGGCGTCCTCGTCCCAATCATACTGCCAGTCGCCGTAGAATATCCGACTAGGCCCAGTGGCCTCCTCGGACTCCATTGCCCGGATGCCTGCACGCTCTGCCTTCTCGAGCGTATCGTACTCGCCCCACTTGTATACGGCGCCGTGGAAGCCGCCCGACATGTACTGACACTGATATACCTCGTACTTCATATTCACCTCACATGGTTGCCGGTACACGCTGCAGCTTGCGGACGTATGTCTTACGCATACGCGCGCTGCGGTGCCCTGCAAAGTTGTCCTGATGGTCAGAAACACCCTTAGCCTTGAGGTCGTGGAAGGGAAATGGCTCGATTCCGGCCTTTTTCAGCTTCCCCTGTAAGCGCCTCCATGCGCTCCTGAAGGCACTTGGGCTGTACTGGTAGCAGACGTAGTCTCCGCCCCTAACGTCGCTGAGAACGGCTCTGAGGCGGTCTGATAGCATTGTAAGCTCTCCTTCCGACCCTTTTAGGCGGTGGAACTCCAAAAAGTCGTCTGAGATGTGCTCGACCTTGATCGCCAGCACCTCGGACAGCCTTCCCCGGAGCAGATACGCCAGCTCCATCATCTGCTGGATCGGTGGCGGCGCCATCCGTAGCGCCGTCTCGTACTCATCATCCGTGATAAGTCGCTGCCTCGGCTCCTCCCGATTCAGCTTCACCGATTTGCATGGGTTCTCTGGAATGTCGTGCCTCTCCTCGCACCAGCTCCACGCCGCCTTCAGCACGGCAATGTGCCGGTTGGCTGCGATGGGTGCAGGGTACGTGTCCAGATAGTCCCTAATAGTTCTCTTCGTCACCCGGTTCAACCGGGCGTCCCCCAGCGTGCCGCTGCCGGTGGACTTGCTGCGTAGCTTGTCCACTGCCGCGCGGTACTCTTTCTGCGTCTTTGGCTTCAGCTGCTCGAACTGCGCGCCACCCAGATACAGGTCCAGCATCCAGCCCACGGTATCCTTTGGGGCGCTGCCTAGCTGCTCGTAGATAGCCCACAGCTCGGACATGGGGACGGTGTCGTCGGCGAGGCGGATAGTCTTGCCCCACTTCTGTTTCCCGTCCACACGCCCCAGCCACGGCTTGTACCAAAATGCGTTCCTAGCTCGGAAAACGTATTTCGGAAGTTGTGCTTTGCTCATTCCTAAGTCCCTCATTTAGCATATCGGTTGTGGTTCGCGGCTTCCCGTCCGAACCCACCACGAATGGTATAGAGTTATCTTTTAGAAAGCGACAAATCTTACTAGCCTGCTTGTACCCGCTGAGTAGCTGCAGCTCCTCGAAGTCCACGATGGCCATCATATTGACACGATTGCGTAGACGATGACGGTAGCGACCACAATGCTGATCGCGTAAATGCCGTAGGTGTTAGTCCTACGCCACACTCTCTTTTTGTTCATAACACCTCCTAAAGTGATGGGGCCCGAAGGCCCCGGTTGATTAGAACGGCAGATCTTCATCCACCTTCGCAGCTGGCGCTGCTGCTGCCGGCGCTTGACGCTCCTCGTCGAGGTCGTACAGGTTTAACCAGCCACTGAACTCCGGGCCAACCGGCATCGAGTCCAGCTTGATGCAGACGCTCTTGTCGTCCCGCAGGAACGCGCGGCCCACTGTGATGTAACGGTTCTTCTCCTGACCCTGCGAGTCGGTGTACTTACCGTTGCTTGCTACTACCTTCTTAAATTGCTTCATGCAGCACTCCTTGCTTGCTTGACGAACTCTTGCTCTTCAGCCGACAACCGGCCCCACACTGCCTGTCTTTCATAGGTAGACAGCTCCTCTATAGTCTCCTCTAACAGCGAGACGTCCTGCGCCGACGTTGCATCGGTAATAGACGCGGCAACCTCCGTTAGGAAGTTATCCGCAACCTTCAAGAGACCACGCCACTCTGCCTTAAAGGCGCTTTTGCGACCCGGTGGTGCGTCGTTGAAGGTGTCGACCTGCTCCTTCTCGGAGAGGGTCTTGTGGACGAACTCGTGAAAGCCCATCGAATCCTGTGCGGTTATCAACTGCTCCGCCTTCTCGTATGTTGACCTGTCGACCACATGCTTCAGGTCGCCGAGGTACAGACCAATGCCCACGCCGTGCATGGCGATTGCCTTGACGAAGCAGCGCATCTGAGCGTCGCTGATGTCTCTCGCATTGGGTGTTGTTATTGCCTTGTTGCGATGATCCATGACAGGGAGTTGCATCTCGTGAGTGATGTCTCTCACCGTGACCCCAGCCTTGACCATCATGCTCCCGTCTGGGAACGTGACAGGCTCGCCGTAGTAGTACGTTGTGTCGGGATACTCCTCGACCAGCGCGTTCCATGCGTAAGCCCATGACAGGTAATCAAGATTACCCTTGCGCTCGACGCCATTGCTGACGTCCTTGCGCGATAACGCTATGTAGCGATTTACTTTATCCATCTAACCTCCTTGCTCTTCCATTAGCAGGCGCTGCAGATACCACTCAGCTTTCTTGAGGTCCTCCAGTGCCTGTCCCTTGAACCTGTGGCGGTGCAGATACTTATGCACGTTGCCTAGCAGGTAATCCTTAACGCCCGTACCGAGCTGCTGCGCGATGTAGTCGATGGCCTCGACCTCGCCTACTCGGTAGTGCTGTGGCTTGTTGACGTTGTCCGGCTTTATCAAGGTGCAGGTAGCGTCCTTGATGTCGAAGTTCCGGTTGTCGTAGAAGCGGTCATTGATCAGGTCGTCCCACTCGCTTGGCTTTGCGTCGTTAATGGATGTCATGCATTTTTGCCTCCGCTTGATTGATGACAATGTGGCTTTCGTCGCAGAGCTTTACCCACTGCTCAACGAATCGCTCGACGCTGATTCCGTGGGCGTCTGCAATTTCTCTGATGTGCGAGATAGGAATATCCTCGACGTCGCTCACCATGCTGATTAGCTCCCACAGCTCAGACATCTCTTGGTCAGATCTCCAGTCCATTAAATCCTCCTTACCTTTGAGCCGAGCGACATGTACTCAATGTGCGGCTCTCCCTCGATGACAACGCCGCAGGCCACGATGGGCTTCTTGGCGAAGTTCTTGCCGTAGGCAAAGGCCATGTGCTCGTGATTGACACCGCACCCGACAGCCAAGCCCCAGACCAGCTCTTGGTCGGTGGCCGTGGCGCTGATGCCCGCGTTGCTGTGGTTGTGGCCTGACACCGTGCAGCGCATCCGTTGCTCCGCGTCCTTGCGGAACCCGTTGATGCCTCCAGCGGTCTCGCCGTGGTGATACAGGACGTTGTCTATTACAACGCTGTCAGCCACGGTCCAGCCCTCTGGCATACCGAACAGGTCCTCGATGGGGCGCATGTAGATGCTTGGCTCCATCCCCAGCTTGCGCAGCTGCCGCGCCGGGATGCGGTCATGGTTGCCCATGATCAGCGTCGCCTCTGGGAACGCCTCGTACCAGCCATGAGCCCGCTCGAGCGCGGACTCATACTCGCCCATGACGTTGTGCAGCATCGGCTCGCTGTCGTGGAATGACAGGCTGTGGTTGTCGAACATGTCACCGATGTGGATGACGGTGTCCACGTCACATCTATCGAACGTCTCCTGACAGAACTCCAGATACCCGTCCAGCTCGTAGGGCAGGTGGGTGTCGCCGATGATGCCTACTCGGCTTGGCCCAGACTTCTCCGGCCTATATGTACGAGCCCGTGACACGGCCTCCGACATTCTTCCTGCACGCCTCTCAACCTGCTCAAGCCGCTCCTTCAGGCTCTTGCGGTCGATGCCCAGCTCTCTGGCTGCAGCCGCCTTGGTCATGCCCTCGATGTAGACAAGGGTCACGGCCTGCTCCTGCTTCAGAGTGTTGCAGTACTGCAGCAGGTCACTTCCTGAGATAGGTGTAGACTTCAAGGTCGGCCTCCTTGCCTTTGGCTTTTCGCTCAAGCTCACCGTCAAGCCGCTTTGACTCACCTCGGTAGTGGGCTGATATTGCTTTGACGTTGTTTCTGGCGTACTGCTCTCTTCCTTTGCAGGCTTCCCTTTGAAGAAGCGCATTAAGTTCCGCATCCGTGCTGTCCCTCCCGTATATGCTCCCGAAGTGCTCCCGCCACAGATT